CATGCAGGAATTGATCCGGAGTGGCTTCCCATTTATCATGGTGGTGGGTGGCCGTGGGACCGGGAAAACCTATGGCAGCCTTCTGGATGTTCTGGCCGAGAAGGAGGAGGGCCTCATCAACCGTTTCCTTTACTTAAGACGAATGCAGACCGAGACTGACATGGTAGGCAACCAGGCACTGAGCCCATTCAAAAAGATCAACACAGATAAGGACTTAAATGTCACCAGTAAATCTATCAGACAATCAGTGTATGGTTTCTTCCGTGAGGATGATCTGATAGGGTATGCAGCCTCCCTCAGTACTTTCCGCAATCTCCGAGGTTTTGATTTTTCAGATGTAGACATCATTATATATGATGAGTTTATTCCTGAAGCTGGAGCGAGGCCGATCAAGCATGAAGCACAGGCCCTCTTTAATGTGTATGAGTCCATCAACCGCAACAGGGAGCTCTCCGGAGATCCTCCGGTGAGACTGGTGTGCCTGTCCAACAGCAATGAGCTGGGAAATCCTATTTTCCTGGAATTAGGAATCATCAGCAAACTGGAGAAGATGTCAATGCAGGGAGGAGGCACTCTCCGTGACAGATCCAGAGGCCTGATGGTTGTGCTGCTGAAAGACAGCCCCATATCTAATAAGAAAAGACAGACGGCCCTCTATAAGCTTACCGGATCCGGCAGCTTCACCGGCATGGCCCTTGAGAATGCGTTCCTGGATAATGACCGGGATGGAATCAAGCCCCAGAGCCTGGTGGAATATATCCTGGAAACCACCATTGACGGCATTGCCATCTATAAGCACAAGAGCTCCCCTACCTATTATATCTGCAATTATGCCGGAGTTCCGGAGTACTCAACGAATGAAAGAGATTTAGAGAGGTGGCAGCTGAGGTATTACTACCTATATAATCGGTACATTGATGGGCAGCTCTATTTTGAGGACTACTTGACAAAACGACTGTTCCTAATATATAATAAAGGTAGATGACCCTCCCGGGAGCACATAGTCCACTGCTGCATTCAGCAGGTGCGTGGCCCCGGACCGGCCTTAACCCGGGAGCCGGATCATCATGAGAGGAGTGATGGTAATGGACTGGGGTACAATTATTAGTTTCATTCAGGGTGTGGGGTTCCCTATTGCTTGTGTCTTGATCATGTTTCAGCAGATGGATAAAGAGAGGGAAGCTCACCGAGCGGAAGTCCAGCAGGTTACAGAGGCACTCAATAACAACACCTTGATATTGACGGAGCTGAAGGCACAGCTGGACATTTTATCAGGTAGGACAGATGGGACAGCGTGAGGCAGTCATTCAGATAGCTCAGGCACAGGTGGGCCTTAACCCAGGAGGTGACAAATTCTGGCAGTACATGGGCTATACTCATCATGTGGAATGGTGTGCCAGCTTCCTGAGCTGGGTGATGAATGAGGCAGGCCTGACGGCTGCTCAATGGACTCAATCCGGAGGTGTGCTGCAGATCCACTCCGGAGCAGTGGCGAGAGGTGACATCCTGCCGGCCACTGCGATCATTGTTCCCGGTGACATCGTTTTTTTCGAATGGAGAAATCCGGGAGACGGACCGGACCACATAGGAATAGTGGAGACTGTGACGGCCACTACCATCACCACCATAGAGGGTAATATCCTGGTAAATGGAGTGGACAATGTGGGCCGTCAAACCTGGAATAAGAGCAGCTCTTATATATGGGATTATGCAAGGCCCCAGTACACCGGAGGGACTCTTGACCCCTGGCTGCGGAAAGCTGCTGCCGGACTTGTGCTGGGACTTAAAAGACGAAGAATCAGATAGGAGGAAATATCATGAAAGTAAGTGAGGTAATCAGACTGCTGGATGCCGGATTCACCCGGGATGAGATAGCAGCAATGACAGAGCAAGAGCCTGCACAGAAACCGGCACAGGAACCGGAACAGCTACAGCTTCCTGAAACCGCACAGACACAGACTCAGCCGGATCAGCTGCAGGAGACTATGAATCAGATGAAGGAAACCCTGGCAGCTATCCAGAAGGCAAACCTGATGAATGCAGCACAGGCCGGTGCTGCGATCCAGACCAGTGATGATGTCTGGAGGAGCTTCTTTGGCAATACTAATAGGAAGGAATGATAATATGGCAGTAAATTCTTTGACTTATGAGCAGATCAGTACTGTACTGAATGATCTGACCGAACAGGTGACCGGTAAGAAGGTTCTGGGCAATGTAAACAGCCAGGACTTCACTTCTGTGGCCACCACAGCCCTGTCCGCAGGGTATGATCCTCTGCTGAATGCCATTTCACAGATGGTTGGAAAGACGGTTTTCAGCGTTCGTCCCTACACCCGGAAGCTGAGAGGCATCCAGGTAGATAACCAGAAATGGGGTTACATCACCCGGAAGCTGGCTGTGGCTGATAAGGACTTTGAAAATGATGCCTCTTTCTCCATGGAGGATGGCAACATGTACAGCCCCTGGTATGTGAATATGCCTAATGTTCTGCAGCTCAACTACTATGGGCAGAACGTGTTTGAAAAGAGCATCAGCATCTTTAAGAACCAGTTGGATGGAGCATTCATCAGCCGTGACCAGTTTGGATCCTTCATCAGCATGGTGATGAGCAATGTCATGGATCAGATCGAGCAGAGCCGTGAGACAGCTGCCAGAATGACCCTCGGCAACTTCATCTGTGGCAAGATCGAGGCCAATAACGGTGTGGTGCATCTGATTACCGAGTATAACACCGAGATGGCCTACTCTCCGGCCAAGGCCTGGGCTGACATCAAGGCTGACACTGCGGAGTATGACAAGTTCATCAAATGGATGTATGCGAGGATCGCCACCCTGTCCAGCTTCATGACCGAGCGGACCGATCTGTACCAGATCCAGGTGACCGGGAAGCCCATCACCAGACACACTCCGGTGAACCGTCAGAAGTTCTACATGATCTCTGACTTCCTGAATGCGATGAAGGCCCGTGTGCTCTCCGGCACTTACAATGAGGACTTCCTGCGTTATGCGGATGTGGATGAGCTCAACTTCTGGCAGAGCCCCAATGCTCCTATGAGCATCTACATGAGCCCGGCTTTCCTGAAGGCTGACGGCACCATCGACACCGAGGATGCAGAGTCTGCCTACACCAACATTGTGGGTGTGCTGTTTGATGAGGATGCCCTGGGACTCACCGTAATGGATGAGTGGACCATGAGCACCGGCATGAATGCCAAGTATGGCTACTCCACCGAGTATTTCCACTACATCATCCGTTACTGGAATGACTTCACCGAGAAGGGCATTGTACTCTGCCTTGACTAAGGCAGGTGAGATTGATGCACGTTAACTTCTATAATATTAGTAAGAGACGCAATTCAACCTTACAGCCCTCAGGGACCCCTGTGCATGAGTACACCGGATATCTCAGAGCAGAGTCCGGTGTGCTCAATCCGACTATCAGGTTTGAGTTCAGCAACAACACGGCTGTGCCAGAAGTCAACTATGCTTATATCTCGGAGTTCCACCGGTATTACTGGGTGACGGAGATCACAGCCATCGGCAATGGCCTGTTTGATTTTTCCTTCACTGTGGATGTGCTGGCCTCTGCAAGGCTTGATATAGGACTGGCTAATAAGTACGTTCTCCGGTCCTCGGCAGCCTATGATGGAAGCCTGATTGACAGCAAATATCCTATCAAGGTGGATCCTCTGGAGCCCACTGCTGTGAGCGTCCCCCTTCTGACCGGTGGGGATCCCTGGTCCGGCACATTCATGGTGGGTGTGATAACCCCTTATGGCACTGCCGGTGGAATCACCATTTATGCCCTGAATGAAACCGAGTTCCAGTATCTGAAGAGCCAGGTGATGACAAATGATAACTTCTGGTCTAATATCACAGATGTTGACCTAAAGAACCTTGCCATTTGCATCAGTGATCCGCTTCAGTACATTGCCTGGTGCAGATATTATCCATTTCAGCTTCCTGCAGGATCTACTACCAGTACCACCATGACACTGGGTAAGGTTCAGATTCCTAACATGCCAATGCTGAATGCCAACATGACTCTATGGGAGTTTGGTGTATCCGGTGGTATATCTATCGCCAAGCATCCTCAGAGCCCTCTCAGAGGTGAATGGCTTAACAGTGAGCCCTATTCCAACTACTATCTGGAATGGGAGCCCATAGGAATGGTTCAGATCCCCTCCAACCGGCTGCATGGCCTGAGCAGTGTGCAGATGAGGGTAAAGATCGACATGCTGTCTGGCATGGGGAAATTGATCCTATATCCCAATTCACAGCAGGGAGGGAATATCATCTACAGCACTTCCTTTATGGTGGGCTGTGATGTGCCTCTGTCCCAGATCATGAGCAGTAATCCTATAGGCCTGCTGTCCACTACAGTGGGTGTTCTGGGAGCTGCTGGATCTCTTGTGTCAGGCAATATCCCCGGGGCTATCTCCGGTGGAGCCTCGGCAGTAGGCAGCTATCTGGATGCTATCTCTCCCTCTGTCAGGAGTCTTAATGGATCCAGAGGGACCCTGCTGGCATCCAGTGAGTATCTGCATCTGATCTCCGTGTTCAACCGGCTGGCAGATGATGATAATGCTGAATTTGGCAGGCCTCTGTGCCAGGTTCGGCAACTTAATCAGATCCCTGGGTTCATTCAGTGCCAGGATGGAGAGATTGCCGCTCCATTTACTGAGCCTGAGCTTAGGGAAATAGAATCTTATTTAACAGGAGGCTTCTTCTATGAGTAACAATATTCCTATGTTTTACGATTACCAGAATGCCGTCCAGTCTATGGGGAGCCCTATTCCCCAGTATAAGCTCAACAACATGACTACCTACTATTTTGGCAGGTATATCATGCAGAAAGTGCTCAGCAACTTCTGGCTTGAAGGGATGCCGGAAACCTGGCAGAGAAACTACTTCATGTATTGTGTCTTCTGCAATGGGAAACTGATTATCCTTGATACTCCGCTATATGGTGTGATCCCTCAGGCCTGCAGCCTGACAGGATATAACATCTTCTGGGGTCCCAAGTCCGCTCTTGTGGCTAATCCACTCATGCCGGATCTGGCCGGCAAGCAGCTGGATCTGGGGGTAGACTGTGAGCTGGTGCAGCTCACTCCGGACTACTGCGGTATCATTGATCTGGTGATGAAGTATGCTACTGAGTATGCTCTGGTCACACAGGCTCTGGATGTGACTCTCACCAATTCCAAGCTGGCTTATGTTTTCGCGGCCGGTAATGGGAAGATTGCGGAGAGCTTCAAGAAAATGGTGGACGAGATCCAGCAGGGAAATCCGGCTGTGTTCGTGGATCAGGCACTGCTCAATCCTGACGGCAGGCCCAGCTGGGAGGCCATTTTCCGGGACCAGAAAGGCAGCAGCATCATCAATGAGCTGATGACAGCTCTGGAGAAGCTGGATGCCAGGCTGAATACTGATATCGGCATACCTAATACTAATATCAGTAAGGCCTCCGGAGTGAGTGCGGAGGAAGTGAATGCCAATAATCTGGACACCACTTCCAAAGCCAGCCTATGGCTTGACACCATCAATGAGGGCCTGAGCAGAGCTAATAACCATTATGGGCTTGATCTCCGGATGAGACTGAGATTTGATCCTGAGGAGGTGAATGCTGATGCCGGCGAGAGGGAAGCTGACAGTCTGGGGACTGTATGAGTATGACCCCACCTTGTTTGAAAACATGGAGCTGCCTGAGGGAGTGGATGCTGACATCACCCGGCACCGGATCCTCCTGGAGACCGGACAGCTGGAAGTGATCTATCCTGATCCGGAATTCCTTAAGGAGGCCATTGAGTGGTGG